TTGCATTTTGCATATGAGCGCACATTCCAGCGCCCGGTCGACAAAATGACGTCGCAGGACGGAACGGCGATGGACGGCACACCGCTGCAAAATGCAAAAGCCCTGAACTCTCTGAGCTTCGGCCTCAATGTTCCGGAAGCGCAGCTCGGTTGGTATTCGTCACAAAGCTTCATCGGTTATCAAATCTGCGCCATGATCGCGCAACAATGGCTCGTCGACAAAGCCTGCACGATGCCGGCGAAGGATGCTGTCCGGAACTGGTTCGAGATATCGATCCCGACCGACGAGAAGGTCGATGACAAGGCGATCGAGAAGCTGAAGAAAATCGACAAGCAGATGGGTCTCAAAAACCATTGCTATGAATTCATTCGGTTCTCGAGGATATTCGGCATCCGCATCGCTATGTTCCATGTCGATGGTATCGATTACGAGAAGCCGTTCAATATCGATGGGGTCAAAAAAGGATCATACCGCGGCATCAGCCAGATCGATCCGTATTGGGTGACGCCGGAACTTGATATGCAAGGGCTGTCCAATCCCGGTGCGATAGGATTCTATGAGCCGACATGGTGGCGCATCAACGGACAGCGGATCCATAAATCACACCTCTGCATCACGAAAACAAACGAGGTTCCGGATATCTTGAAGCCGACCTACTATTACGGCGGCGTATCCATCCCGCAAAAGATTTATGAGCGCGTCTATGCTGCCGAGCGCACCGCGAATGAAGCCCCCATCCTTGCCCTGACGAAGCGAACCACGGCCCTGTACACCGACCTCAACGCCGCCGCACTGAACATGGAAAAGTTTTTGGAGAAAATGAATCTCTGGGCTTACCTGCGCGACAACCTCGGCATCAAGCTGCTGGGGACTGAGGACCGGATCGAGCAATTCGACACCTCCCTGGCCGAACTCGACAGCGCAATCATGACGCAATACCAGCTTGTCGCCGCAATCGCAGACGTTCCAGCCACGAAGCTGCTCGGAACGACACCGAAGGGATTCAACGCGACCGGCGAGTACGAGGAAGCCAGCTATCACGAATTCCTTGAATCCACGCAGGAACACACCCTGACCCCGCTTGTGAACCGTCACCACGAACTGGCGATCAGGTCAGAACTGAACACAGATTTCGAAGTCGAGATTTCATGGAAACCGCTTGATACACCGACCGCTGCCGAGCGCGCCGACATCAACCTGAAAAAAGCGCAGACCGATCAGGCATTGAGCGCTGGCGCCGGTGCGATCTCGCCGGAAGAAATACGCGAACGGCTGATCCAAGACCCCGATAGTGGCTATGCGAACTTAACCGACATCGGCGATATATCCGATCTGGGACCGGATGATAACGATGAGGGTAACGATGACTGACGAATTCACGCTGACGAAAAAAAAACAGCAGCGAGTTGAACAGAGGAAGCCTGAAATCCTGCGCGGAACTAAACTTGCTCCGAACGTGGGGATAGAACAAAAATATTACAAAGACCTCGAAGTTTTAATTATTCAGATGACGCGCCAATGCAAGCGCGAGGTTTTGAAATTCTTTCGATCGGATACCGCGAAAGAATTCTATGCCGCCGATGACAGCATATCATCGCAGGCACGCATCATCACAAACCAGCTTACAAAGAAATTCAGCCAGCTTTTTGCCGATCGTGCCGAGGGTATTGCCACCTCGATGATAAATTCCAACGACAAGGCCAGCTCGTCATCGCTTCATCAAAGCCTGAAAGAGTTATCCGGTGGCCTGACGCTGAAAACAAGCGTGCTGACCGGAGACCTGAAAGAGGTCGTCAAGGCATCGATCACGGAAAATGTTGGTCTCATAAATTCCATCAGCACAAAATATCTGACAGAGATGCAAGGTGCCGTTATGCGATCGATCACGTCCGGGCAGGGTCTTGCTGATCTGGTGCCGTTCTTCGAGCGGTACGAGGGAATCACCCGCCGCCGCGCCGTGTTCATTGCGACCGATCAGACCAGAAAAGTTTATGGTGCCCTTAATGCTGGCCGCATGGAAAAGCTTGATCTCGACGAGTACGAATGGTTGCATTCGGCTGGCGGCGCAGAGCCTCGGGAATTGCATGAGGCATTGAGCGGTAAAGTATGCTCATTAAAAAATCCCCCGATTATCCAGTACGCCAAAGGAAACCAGCCGCAGGTGCGCGGCAAGCCTGGCGATCTTCCCGGATGTAAATGCACCATGCGTCCCGTTGTCACGTTTGCACAGATGAGAGGTGAAAAATGACGGCCCGCCGCATCGACCAGAACGGATACGTCAGCATCGCCGAAAACCCGATCACCCGCGTCGGCGTGTTCCCTTACCTCGGAAAACAAATTTCAAAAGAATGCGATCCGGACAAAATTTACTTCGTCTACCGCCCCGCCGAGGAACTCGCCGATCCGGAATGCCAAAACAGCTTTAAACTGTTGCCATTCATAGACGATCACGCGATGCTTGGTCCCTCGGATCAAGGATATATTCCCGCCGAAAAGAAGGGCGTCCACGGCACGACCGGAGAGCGTATTGATTTCCGTGGCGATGTTCTGTATTCTGATCTTAAGATTTTTAGCGAGAGCCTTGCGGACTCCATCGAAAATGGCAAGGTCGATCTCTCGCTCGGTTACAGGTGCCGATACGAAGAAGCACCCGGTTCTTTCGCAGGACAAAGCTATTCGCATGTCCAGCGGTCTCTCAGAGGAAATCATATAGCTTTAGTCGATCAGGCCCGGTGCGATGTCTCCGTGCTCGATTCGCAGATAACCATGGATCGTCTTGATCTCAAACCAAACGAAGAGGACCAAAAAATGACACTCGACGAAGCCTTGAAAGAAATCGCCGCCTTGAAAGCAGGCCAAGCGAAGCTCCAAACCGCCATGGATGACATGGAAAAGGAAAAAGAGAAGGAGGCCAAGGACGCCGAGGAAGAAGAAAAAAAGAAAAAAGATGCCGAGGATGAGGACAAAGAAAAGTCCGACAAAGAAGCCAAAGACGAAGAAGAGAAAAAAGAAAAAGAAGCCAAGGACGCGGAAGCCTGCGCCGAGAAAGACAAAATGAAGGGCATGGACGCCGCCCTGAAAACCGTCAAGTCCGAACTGGACAGCCTAAAAAAAGGCGGCATGAAAGCCCTGATGTCCGAAATCAACGCCAGGAACCAGCTCGCCGCAAAGGTCGAGCAGCACGTCGGCACCTTCGATCACATGGAAATGACGCTCGATGAGGTAGCATCTTACGGCATCGAAAAGCTGAAAATCACCTGCGACAAAGGCCAAGAGCGTGCCGCGCTCGACGGCTATCTGCAAGGCCGCGGCAACCCCTCGAACGTCCAGACCGTATCATTCGATCATGCACCGGTCTCAAAAGGTCTCGACGCCTATCTCAGCAACAAAACCGCGTAAGGAGAAATCATGACGTCTTTTCAATCAACGGTTAACTTCGAACGCGCGCTTGGGGTACAAGGCGAAATCCTGTTCGACGGCCCGACCCGCGCGCAAGCTGCCATCCTGAACAGCGCATCGGCTGCCTACAACATCGTGGGTGCCACCGCATTCTTCCTGACCACCGCAGCCAGCGACGGCGATCCGAACGTTCCGGTCACCGCGGCGGCTGGCGGATCGGGTTATTTCGCAGGCATCCTCGCCAACCCGAAGGTTTACTCCAATGGCGGCATCACCGGCAATCCGCTGGGAGCCAGCATGGTTCTGCCGAACTACACCAACGCTGAACTTTTGACGATGGGCAATATGCTTGTTCTGCTCGATAACCTGCCGAACCCCGGTGATTTCGTCACCTACAACACGGCGACCGGCGCCCTGTCCTCGATCCCGCCCGCGGTTCTCTTCACCGGCTCCATCGCCACCACGGCTGTTGCCAACACCACGCCCGGCGTCGATACACTGACGGTTACGGCGATTACGCAAGGTTCGATCCAGATCGGTTCTCTGCTGACTGGCCCCAACATGCAGCCCGCCTATGTGACGGCTCTGGGCACCGGCAAAGGCGGCACCGGCACCTACATCCTGACCCCGCTCGGCCAGACAGCAAGTTCCG